AATTGTATGAAGATAATTGTTTTTATGTTTCAAGACCAATTACAAAAGTTGATGATGAGGGTAGAGAGTATGAAACATCTGATGAAGTTCATATTAGATTTAGTATGAGCAGAAATTTTGCAAGAGCATATTATCGTGATGAGATAAAAGCAAAAGGACTAAATCCTGACTTTCAATTATCAATCAATGATGACTACTCAAAAAGAAATCCAAAGTATTACAATGATGAAAGTGCGTGTAATAAATTTTTGGGTTTCAATACATCTTCAAATGATGACAAATCTATAACTACACCTGTTGCCAAATGGGAAAGTGATTTTAAACTTTGGACAATCGGTTCTAGTTATTGTCATTCAAGAAATTATAGAGTTGATGAGAGTACTATGAATTTCTTTAAGATGTATAATTCAAGTGCAGATAATGTAATCAAAGAACATCAACAAATGTATTCTTATGTTGAGGGCAAAATGAAGATTTTAAGATTAGGTTTAAAATCTTACAGAACATTTGACCAGGCAAAAGGACTTGCAGATAATGTTGGGGTTGTTTTAAATGAAACAATGATGAACGAGAGTTCTAGTTTGGCTCTATCAATTTATTCACCAGACAATCTGGCTAGTCTTTTGGAGGATAAAAAGGTTCTTACAAGAGATGAGAAGATAGCTTTTGCTAGAAAACAAATGCAACAACAATCTGTAAATTAACAGTTGACAACCCTATCCTACTTATTGTAGGATAGGGCAGAAAGAGAGAAATAAAAATATGACTAAAACATTTTACATAACTTATTGGGCGTCTAAACATAAGAAGCACATAACAAGAAGAGGAAAACACGATGATAAATCTAGATATGGTACATCAAAACAAGGTGTCCCTTATTATGTTTATTATGACTTAGATAGTCACGGATATAGAACGGCAACAACATCGTGGAAAGTGAGGCACTAATGAGCGACTATCAATGGTGTCACGGTCCAAAGTGCCATAAAAGACATACAAGCACAAGAGTTCGTGGTGTCAAAGGTTCTAAGGTTCTAAGAACGCGTAAAGTTCCTTATAACTCTTATTGCGCTGAACATTATAGACCTTATCTTTATTTTTGTGACCAGACTTGTATGCATAATTTTATTACAAAACATATTGATGAGTTTGTGCAATTACACCCTAGGACCGAGGCGCTAGAAACACCGATAGATGTAGAGGTAGAAACTAGGACCGATTACTTTGGCAATACATATAAACAAAAAGTTATAAGAGAGGTTGACAATGCTTGACTTATCCTATATTATCCCTGATATGACTATTAGAAATATGAAAGCAACAAACCCATACTCTGGTCAATCTGAGATGTTAAGTGAAGAAGAATTTGCTCTTTATCATTTAATTAAACATGCAGAAGAAACTGAGCAGTATGATGCCATGCAAAAAGGCTTAGACAAATTTAGTAGAATGAATGCTAAAGCATACATGACATTACTAGATTAACTCTCTTACCCCTGGCCCTAACGGGCCAGGGGTTACGCTTCGCAAGCCGGTAACCCCGGTAAAGCCCTGGATATAAAACATATCGGAGCCCAGGGGTCCCT